AATTTCAAGAAAAATTACATCATCAACGACGCGATGCAAGTTAGTCAAGAGAACGGCTTGACGGCAGGAGCGGCCATACCTTATTGGCCTGTAGACTGTTTCTCTATCAATGCGGGCGGTTCTCCTGGACTTGGTGCCGCACAAGTCGCTAGCGTAACTCCGGCAGGTTCGCCAAATCGATTGCGAGTGGTAGTAACGACGGCTGATACGTCAATTGCACCTACCGATATCGTATGGGTTGAAAGCAATTTGGAAGGATTGCGTGTTGCTGATCTAATGTTTGGCACTGCTTCAGCGAAGGCTATCACCTTACGCTTCGGTGTTAAAGCGCCAGCAGGAACGTATTGTCTGGTGGTAACCAATAGCGCCACCAATAGAACTTATGTGTCGGAGTATGTCATTTCGGCTGGTGAGGCTAACACTGACGTTGTAAAGAGCTTTACTGTTCCGGGTGATATAACTGGTACTTGGTTGAAAGACAACGGCGCAGGGATTAAGTTGCGTTGGGGCCTTATGGCCGGAACTACTTTCCAACAGGCTGCTGGTGCTTGGGGCACAACGAATGCCGTTGGGTCCCCAAATCAATTCAACTTTATGGGGTCTACTTCCAACGTCTTCGAACTGTTCGATGTCGGACTGTACGAGGGCACGACCGCGCCAGCATTCACGGTGCCGGATTTCGCTGACGAGTTGGTGAAATGCAAGCGTTACTGGCAATCGAGCTACGATCACGGTGTAACTCCGGGTGCAACTTGGGTTAGCGGCACCGATGGTTTCAAATACTCGCACCCAACGGCGGTATTTGCCGCATCGTGGTCCATCTTACCGATGCGAGCCGATCCCACCCTAGTATTCTACGATCATGCTGGTGCGGCTAATAGAATATCGTGCTACAACGGTACAACGTTTGTCGCGGGGCAAACTGGATACACTACAATAGCAAGACAGAATATGTTAGAATTGCAGCACGGCATTGGCAGTATGACTTACACCAATTTTGGCTGGAAAGCTGACGCAAGGCTATGACGGAGACAAAAAATTGGTTCCGCGACAACTCGACGCTGATCTACTTCCTGATCGCGCAGTTCATAGCGATAGGAGCGTTCGTAGCAAGCGGTCTCGCTTATATGGTAAAGTTGGAAACTCGCGTTGCGATCATGGAGACGAGGGGCGCAGAATACACCGTCTTAAGAATGGAAGAGATGAAGCTAAACATCGCGACGTTGAAGCATCAAATCGAAAGAAATGAGGCTAGCATCAATCGTATCGTCGATGTCATGACAAAGGAGCTGCGGATTAACCCGCAGATACCCAAATGAACTACACCAATGTGATAATTTCATCCGGCCATGGCAAGTATGTTCGCGGTGCCTCCTGCATCATCGACGAGGTGGACGAGGCTCGTAAGGTGGTGAACAGTGTGGCCGAAATGCTAGAGAGCCGGGGCTGCAACGTCAAAGTGTTCCACGACGATACGTCTAAGACCCAGAGTGAGAACCTTAATCGGATCGTCGCCTTCCATAATGACCATGTTCGGGACCTGGATGTTTCGGTGCACTTCAATGCCTACGTGGAAACACCCAAGGCGATGGGAACCGAGGTTCTGTACCTAACACAACCTGATCTTGCCGGGAAGATGTCGGGCGCTATCGCTGGCGCAGGAGGCTTTATCAATCGCGGAGCGAAGAAGCGCAGCGACCTTGCATTCCTCAACGGTACTGAGGAACCGGCCATTCTTATCGAAGTCTGCTTCGTCGACAGCGAGACGGACACCAATCTTTACGACATGCACTTCGGAGCTATCGTCGACGCGATCGCTTACACGATCAGCGGGGAAGGCACCGACCCCAACCAGCCTGACGAAGTTGGTGAGGGAAGCTTCCACGCGCAAGGTAAGTGCTCCTATTTCGGTGGTCCCGATGACATGGGTGTGTCTCCGGATGAAGGCTTGGCTTTCATCAGCGAAATCAGCCAAAACCCCTACCTGTTCCTCCCCTATCAACCAGATGGGACAACCGGGTTGGCTCGGCGACTCAATCCTTGCGTCCATTATGTCGCTTGCCGATGGAATTACGAAGAGACTCCGCGCGAGATGCTCCGAGAAGAAGTTGCCCTAGTCCGGGTGGACATGGGCGAATACGTCATCGAAATGACAGCGTTCCCCGCCGATTGGGGTCCGCACGAAAAGACGGGGCGGGTCGCTGATCTTTCGCCCAGCCTTCTAGCCGATTTGGGGATAGAGACGGATGACGAAGTAGAGGTCATCTTTCCTTATTACAAGGACTAAGCCATGGCCGATACAGTAACCCCCAAATTAGGCTTAATTAAGCCCGAAATCGGTGCGTCTTCCGATAGTTGGGGGAATAAAACTAACCAGAACTGGGACAAAGTTGACCAGTCTATGGTCCGGCAGACAAAGCAGTGGACCATTACGATGGGCGACGATACCGTCGGCAGTATTGCCGGTGGTTGGGCCTTGTCCCGGTACGGCAACGACGAACTCCTAATCGACAGCCCGATTACTGTTAACCGGCAAACCGGTGTGGTCACCATTTCGGGCAAGCTTGGCGTCAGCAACTTGCTGAACCCGATTAGTATGCCATACCAAGCAGTAGCGCCTTCAGCGCCTCCTGCTGGTGAGGCGAAAATATACATCGACGTGAACGGCAATCCAGTTATAATGCGGCCCGACGGTGTGGTTATGCACCTCGGTCTCGCCCCGGGAATGATTACTTATACCGGCGCAACGACGCCGGATGCCGGTTGTGCTTTCTTGAACGGTCAACTTATTAACCGAGCGGCCAACCCAGTTCTGTATCTTCGTTACGGCACTGCTTACGGCGCGGGCGACGGTGTTACCACCTTCGGCCTCCCCGACGCCAAAGGTTGTGTATTCGCCCACCCAGATCAAGGCGCTGGTCGTCTTACGGTCACCCATTTCGGTATCGCTCCCACCATCGGTAATCGCGGTGGCTTGGAATACAACACACTTACTAACTCTGTAATACCATCGCATTTCCACACTGCGGGTATTTATGACCCAACACACACTCACGGTGTTGCTGGCGGCGTTTACGGGGGCAATTCGACTAACGGACGTCCACAAAGTTTTTCTTACGATACTACGTCGCCAATTGGTGCACAAGCCATTGCGATCAACGGGGCGTCTACAGGAGTTCGCGTTACCAGCCCGAACGGCAACGACAATACCTATTCGACGGGCGGCGGCGGAAATCACGCCAACGTCCAGCCGACGATGGTTATGAATGCTCAGATCAAGTTGGGATAAATGCCAGCAGTAGAGTTCCCAGCGGGTGTAACAACCCTCCTGTCAAGAGCCGCCAAGATAGCGAACTGGCGGGATGCCAACCTTGTGCGTTGGGATGACGGCGTTACGCTGAAGCCAGTCGGTGGGTGGGAACTGGTGTCGTTGTCTGGTGGGCCTTTCGCTTCCAAAGTGCGAAAGATGCACCGTTGGATCGACAATAATAAGATCATGTGGACCGCTTATCTGTGCGAACAACACTGTTACGTTGAGTCGGGCGGCGATTTGATAAATATTACGCCCGCCGATGGAATGGCGTCATTTACCGGCGACGTGGCTGGTTACGGCGAGTTGGACTACGGCGAGTTTACTTACGGCACGCCTCGTGCTGGTGTTTCGACCATGCAGAAGTTCTCCCCGGCTTGGACACTGGAGAATTGGGGCGAAGACATACTGTTCATGACCAGTTATGATGGTCGTCTGCTCCAGTGGTCGCCTGCTTCCCTGCCGGGTGTTGTGGCATTGGCGGTTCCAGGTGCTCCGACGAACAACCGACAGTTCGTCGTTACTCCAGAGCATCATTGTATGCTGTTCGCCATGGGCGGCAACATGGGTGATTTTGGTTGGTGCAGTCAGGAAGACCTAGAAGACTGGGACTTCATGAGCATCACCAATACGGCGGGAATGTATACGGTTGATCCGTTATCCCCGATTGTCGCCGCACAACTATCTAGCGTCGGAATTATGGTTTGTACCCCCGCGATGACCCACATTGTGGACTTCGTGGGCCTCCCATACATTTACCGTCGCCGCGATGTTGGTAAGGTGCCGATCCCGTTGTCCGCTGCTTCTATGGGGTCGATCCCGGAGGGAATCCTCTGGGTGTCCGTCGAAGGCTTCTGGCTCTACAATGGCTCGACTGCAGACATTATTCCTTGCCCGTTATGGGACTCTATTTCGGCTAGGCTTGATTTTGGTCGAACTGTACGCGAGTCCAGCCTTGTAAGCCTTGGCAACCGAGGCGAAATGTGGTGGTTCTGGGTTGACAAGAATTTGGGCATTACGAATACTCGATACACCGCATTGGATTACCGGTCGAAAATCTGGATGCCGGGCTTATTGAGTAGAACCTGTGGTCTTACTTACGGTAATGATCGCAATCCGATCATGTCTGACGGCGTTAAGATATGGAAGCATGAGATCGGACTTCAATACCCTGAAGCGCCATTTCTACCGTATCTGGAATCCCAGACGCTCAATATTCTTGGTGGTGAAAGGTGGGCTACACTTAATAAAATCCTTCCAGATATTATGGGTGACCGTACGGCGTTGGCTTTCTCGGTCGCGATGAACAACGACCGGACTGTCTATTCCGAGCAGCGTTATTCGCCACAACGTACGGTGAACGAACATGGATGGGTGGATATTCGAGAAACCGCTAGGGACTTACGTCTTCGTATCGACATGGTGCGGAACTTGGACTGGAGTACTATTGGTCCTATTATCTTTGATATCAAGCCAAGAGGCAAGAAAAAATGAGGGGTGTCCCAAAATTCAAAGAGCCGGAGCTAACTCGCTTCCTGGAGGACCTATTGAAGGAGGTTACCATTCGGGACAGAGACAAGCTCTATGCGAGCACTGCCAATCATTCGGTGCTCCTGCTGTCGCCGAGTAAGAAGACATACGAAGTTACGGTATCCGACGCTGGTGCTCTTTCGGTTACGTTGGTGCAAGGATGATTATTGCAGACCACATGGTTGTAAAAGTTGCGCGGGCGCTGAACCAAGCGAACAACATTTATAATCTGTTGGACATCGAAAGGGCGCTGAACTCGGGCGACATGCAGAGCCACGTGTACAAGAATACGATGGCGATTACTCAGATACACCAATGGCCGCAACGTAAGGCAGTGAACATACTGTTCGTTATCGGCGACTTGGATGATTCATTTAAGTTGGAAGTACGAATCGAAAAGTGGGCGAAAGAAATAGGGGCGGACCTTATCACGGCTGTCGGCAGGGAAGGTTGGTGGGATGTCCGCCTTCCAGGCTGGAAGAAACAAGGCGCTCTTTACTCGAAGGATATAGAACATGGGCGGCGGATCACCGGCAACCACGCAGCAAACTAGCAAGGTAGAGTTACCCGCGTGGGTTAACCAAGCCTCGCAAGAAAACTACCAGATGGCGAAGGACGTCTCTGGCAGGCCTCTTCAGCAGTATGAAGGGGAGCGGGTCGCTGCGCCTTCGGATATGACGACGCAAGGTTACGGCATGCTCAAGTCGGGTGCCGGGGCCGAAACGGGTATGTTCGATCAGGCCGCCGATGCTTATAAGAGTACCTTGGGGCCGATGGACGTCAACAAATACCTGAACCCGTACACCAATGAGGTGGAACAGCGGGCGATCGGTAACGCGAACACGTCACTTACGCAGCAGTTGCGGGGGGTGAGCGATACGGCGAGGAAAGCTGGAGCATTCGGCGGGTCGAGGGCAGCAGTTGAGAGTGGGGTTACACGGGCGGAAGGTGTTAGAGGCATCGGAGACCTGTCTGCGCAGTTGCGTGCACAGGGCTTCGATGTCGCTAGCCGCAATGCGCTTGCAGACCGCTCCGGTATTCAGGCTGGCGCTTCCGGACTGGCAAATACCGCCACCGCAAGGCAGGGTTCTCGTATCACTGATGCTTCGGCTTTGATGGGAGCGGGTGCTCAAGATACCGGCTCAAGGCAGAAGCTCATCGACGCCGCTATGGGTAAGTTCGACGAAGCACGGAACTATCCGGTTGAACAACTCAACATACGCCTCGCAGCGCTTGGAATGTCGCCCTACGGCAAGACCGAAAGCGGGACTAAGGTGGCTGAGGCGGGAACACCACCCACGGATTGGGCAACGCTGTTGCTCGGAGGCGCAAAGGCACTTCCCGGGCTGGTCGGTATGTTTTCGGATCGCGAAGCTAAGACAGACATCCAGAAGCTTACGGACGGCGAAATCCCGCTGTACGCTTACCGGTATAAGGGCGATCCCAAGTCCTATCCGAAAGTGGTGGGACCGATGGCGCAGGACATTGAAAAGAAAGTTCCGCGCGCCATCAAGAAGGTCGGCAAGCATCGCGTTGTCGGCATCAATAATCTAATGGAGGCGTTGTCATGACAACCCCTGATGAACTACGCGCCGCCTTCATAAAGTCCCGAGGACTTAGCTTGGCCAGCAACCCAGTTCCGGCACCGCCTCCGGTTGTGGTTCCGCCGCCGCAAGAGCCAGTTACACGGTCGGTCCAAACGATACCCATTACGCCCACGGAGGCACCCATTCGCACTAATCCGGATGGTACACTTGCGGGTAATATAACCAGTAACAGAGTTGACAACCCAGCTTCATGGGTAACACCTCCGGTAGTTGCGCCTGCTCCAGACGCGGCTGTCGTTGCGGCTCCACCGGCGCGGGTTCCACCGTCTGCATTCCCGGTCGGTGGGGTTGCACCCGTTCCGAATACTGCTCCGGTGATCGAACAGGGGGCTGGTGGTGGTGTTTCGCTTAACTCGAACCCCGTTGCCCCGGGTTGGGCTGGAACTGTGGGTATCCCGACGTCCCCCGAGGAATCCAAATGGTGGGAGAAGGGTGCTAAGAACGCCGAAATGATGGCGGGCTTGGAAGCTATGGCCAAGGGGGCTAGGCCGAAACCAGCTGGCGACAGTGGTGCGAATACGATCAGCCCGATGAGCAGCCTTCAACCAAACGCTCCGGGGCAACTTTCAAGCGACCTTATGCAGTCCATCCTGCAGAACCGTCGCCGGAAGTACGGGGTTTCTCTAGCGGGATAATACCATGGCAGGCTTCAACATTATGGACATGATCGCTTCTTTGACTGGCGGTCAAGACCCAAATCAGGCAGTTATCCAGGCGAACGGGGGTGTTCCGCAACAAGCACCTCCGCCGCAAGCGGCTACGCCTCCTGCTCCGACAACGCCACAAGGTGTGTCGACGCCGGTTACTAACCCGCAAGACCCGAAAAACTCCCCGATGGTTACGCAGTCGCCACCGGACTTGGCGAACATGTACGCGAAATTGATGGCGGTCAACGAGAAGAATCAAAACGCTGCGTCATTGGATTCCGGCCTGACACTTATGGCCGCTGGCCTTTCGAACAATCTGCAGACCCGACAGTCACTTATCCACGCCGCATCGAGCGGGGCTGGTGCTAAGCAACAGTTCGGCGCATCCGACATTGTAGCCATGAACAAGGCAGCGGTGGAACAGCAACAACGTATGATTCGTCTGCAGGCTCTGCCAGCGTTGATGAAGCAATATAATATGACCCCCGCACAAGCACAGGCTCTGGAAGCATCCGGCAAGCTAGACGAAGTGTTGCAAGCCCATGCTACTCGCAGCTTGGCTCATATTACGGATCAGAATGGTCAAATCCACATGGTGGATGACAGGGCCGAAGGTGGTAGGGGTAAAATTATCACCACGCTCGGAACCGAAAAGCCTGATCCGAAACAGGTGATTAAGACTCCGCTTGGGGAGCAGGTTATCAATCTGGAGACCGGCGAAAAAGTTGGACCCGCGCATGGTCCGACTGACGCGAATGTTGACGCGAAGGGGACTAAATTCCCGGCGCTCGACATCGGATACGATTACGCCCGCGACGAAGCTGGTCTGGTCAAACTTACCAACGGTGTTCCGACAGTTGCCGCCACTCCTGGAAGCAAGGCCCAACAGGCAGAGATCGAAGCACAGCAGAAGAAAGTTAACGCGAAGGTACAGGCATCGGCGGCAATTTCTAGTGTTGCTAATGCCGTTGCCGAGGCTAACCAAGCCTACGATGAGTCCATTATACCCGGCGCTGTTGGCCTTGGTTCCAAGGCATACAACATGACAATTGGTCAGTTGGGTGGAACAGCGGGCAACGTTATTCGTGATAACATCGATACCATCAAGGCCAACGCTTCGTTCGACAAGTTGGCAGCGATGCGGGCAGCTTCCCCGACTGGCGGCGCGTTGGGTAACGTATCCGACTTCGAGAACAAACTGCTTAGCTCTGCGACGGCAACATTGTCGCCCAATTTGACCATGGACAAACTACGTGACAATATGTTCCGTGTTCAGGCCACGATGGAATTGCTAGCTAATAAGAGTTATAAGGATGGTGACGAAAAAACATTCAACACTGAGGTTGCGAAGCGAATCAGTGAACTAAAGACCGAGCGCGTAAATAAAACGAACAAGGGCGTTACGGTAACGCGGGAGTAATCTATGAAAGTAACCATGGGTGGCGTTACCTACAACGTCGAAGGGACTGACGACCCCGAAGTCGCGCTCAAACACGCCAAGGAATTTGCTCAACAGGACTTGAATAAAAAGGCCCAGACTGAATTTTCCGAAGCTCCGGCGTGGTCCAAGCCGTTTATGGCGTTACAAGACCACGCTAGAAATCTTGCTGACACTGCTTCTTTGGGCTACGCCGACAAGATGACGGATTATATGAATCCTCCTGCTCCGGGACAACCGACCTCAGCCGAAATTACCAAAGCTATCCAGTCAAGGATGAGCGGATCAAACATTGCTGCTGACATTGGTACCACTGTTGCGGCGGCTCCAACTGCAGTTCCTAAGGTGGTTGGCATGCTCGGTGGCGGACCGATCGCCCGGGGTGTCACGGGACTGGCGACGGCGGCCACCGAGGGCGGCGTCCTAGGCGGGGCGTCTGCGGTGGGGCACGATCAGCCGATAGCCGAGGGGATAGGTTCTGGAATTAAGGCGGGTTTGGGCGGACAAGTCGCAGCAGCGGCGGTTAAACCGGTGAATGCTGCCGCGAACTGGTGGAAGGGTGCTAACAAAGAACTTCCACCTATAACCGAAAGGCAGTTCAAGCAAGCCAGTAAAATGGTTGGGGACGATCCGGCTACCAAAGCATTTTCAGGAGTGGGTGACATATTGTCGAGGTTCTCCTATCCTGCGGCTTTCGGTGATATATCTTCGGCTATAGCAATGGCTACAGGTGGCAAGGCGGCTAAGTTCATCGCCGATCAAGGCCGAAAAGAAAAAGTCGACAACGTGCGCCGGATGTATTCCGGCCAGCCGAGAGTGAAGGGTCCATTGACCGACGAAGAGAAGTTAGCTCTTGGCATTCGAGGGCGATTATATGATTATGAGCAGGAAAACTAACGCTGGATTCTGAAGTATGAGAAAACTGCTGTTGCCATGTCTTCTTTTGCTTGCAACGCCTGCGTTATCCTATGGTCCAGAGGAGTTCCCCAGATATCCACGTATAAGCAACTGTCCGCTAATTGCCCGTGTCTGTGTATCCGATCCTCTATCTGGCTTCTGTCGTCTAGAGAGTATGAATTTTCTGCAAATACCATTACACTGCACCTATCTAATTCGGCATCCCCGCCTAGAAGTGTATGACCGTATTTCCCGGCGCGAGTTTGGACTAGAATCACTCGGCAGTCCTTGTCTCCGTTGAATTTGTCCTTCTGCACCTGTATTTCGGTGGGGTTCATATTACCCTTAATGAACGCAGGATTATAAGAACCCAGAGCACGGGTAAGTAGATTAAGAGTGTAACGGTGAATGTAAGGAACAACAACTTTTCCGGAAGTTTCATCTATAATATCCTTGACTAAATTAAATCTTGGGTTCAACTCCGGCGCTACTAGTTCCTCTACGGTCCCGTCCTCCTTGATAATAAATCCGGATTGTATCTGGGCTAGCTTAATGTACTTAGTGATAAATGCGTCAACAGTAACCACGTCTGTTTCATTGAGCCATAATACAAAATCGTCCTCCATGGATTTATACATAGAAGCGAGTCGTGGGGTAAGCTTATATTCTCTGCTGGTGTAGAGCTTGGGGGGCAAGTCGGTCCAGTCTTTCTTTGACGCTCTGAATATGTACTTTTCAATCTTGGCGGCGAGCAATTCTTCATTTTGCGCGCCCACAATTTTCTTCCCCTTAAATCCGCCCATCTTGCAGAACGTGGTCTTGAATGGGTAATAGTTCCCAACTTCCGCTCCTATAAATTTCATCTGCGCCCACATGTCGTGCGGACCGCTGGTTACAGGTTTGCCGGACAGAATGCGTCTTACCTTGAATAGGCCACTAAGCGAAAGGGCGGCCTTAGTTTGGGCGCTGTCAAACGTCTTGATCTGGATGGATTCGTCCAGGACGATCATCGCATTCCTAGTACCGACAAATCGCTTGATGTAGTTCTGCACCGCCTCGCTGCGTATTGCCTCGTAGTTGACGATGAGAACTGGTGGCCGAACGAAATCGGTCTTCAGCCACGCCTCATTGTAATAGTCCGCCCCGGATTCGAACACGAATGGATGGACGTCGGCCTTATGTTTGTTTATTTCATCGACCCAGCCCGTCTTGAAAGAATTGGGGCAGACTACCACCAATCGGGTAGCTTCCTTTGCCTCGACCAAGGCCTTAAACTCCACCAGAGCGGTAAGAGTCTTCCCCAGACCCATTTCCATGTAATATGCGAATCCCGGTTTGTCGTGCCCCGCCGCCAATGCATGTTCTTGTACCCTTAATAGTCCCATGGTTTCCTCATTTTCAACCCGTCCGTGCGACGGAGTTGCACTTCGTGGTGGATATGCTGTTCTAGCCTATCCTTCCACTTGGGGCCGTACATGTTTTCCAGCCACTTGCAGTCGTCTTCATTCATCCGTAACGTGACTAATCTTTCGGTTAGCATGCTTCACTCCTTGCAACCGGCAAGCGACATAGGCGAGGAAGGCGAAATTGGCCACGTCCATAAGTTCGATCAGCGTGTTTTCGTCCTCCTTGTTGGTGATGAACTGCTCTTGGAACTCGACTATCTCGCAGTGCAGCTTGGTGATTATCGCCGGAATGTCATCCGTCGTCGGGGTGGTCTTGTGACTGTTCATGTCCAGCTTTCGGATCATCCCCTCGAAGAAGCGCTGCAAGTGGGTGTGATAGCTGAACAGACTTTTTGGGATATGGATTACGATGTGACTGGTCACAAATAGTGCTCCTCGGTCTTGATGTCTTCCACCTTGGGTCCAAACCCGAATAGGAACCCGTAGTACTTATTGAGGCGGCGTCTGGAATCGTGCAAGTCCTCCAGAAGGTGCATCTGGTTTTCTGGTGACAGATAATTCATGAAATTGACGAATATGATGTTCGGGTCGTTAGCGTGGACCGCCTCGTCGAATTGCATCATGGAGAAGTTAGCCACGCGGCGGATTCGCTTGGTTACCGTCGTGATTTCCGCCTCGACGCCAAGTGCCTCCCAAGATGTTTCATGCTGATCTGGGTACCAATCCCCGCTAGAATACCCATCAACATCCCCAACTCGTATGGGAAATGTTCGGATAGCCATATAAGTGCGAGTGAGGCGGCTTGCTGGGATGCGAGCATCGGCTAATCCTTGCATTACGGTGCACTCGCGGCTCGTTACCTTGGGGTAGAAGCTTGAATTGATCCCGAGGCTGAACCCCTGCGACACCTCCATGAAATACGCGTGGCGATCCGGCAGGAATATCCCATTCCTTAGGCGCACGTTTGGGGGCATGTCGCACAGCGAATAGTTGGCTATCGCTTTCGGGTCCCGGCTTACCTTCCGCATCAACGCCGCACCGGTTCCGCTCCGTGTTCCAGCTACCCGGGCGATATAACCCTCACTTTCGGCGAGGCGGTCTTGACTGGTTACGACGGTGGCGTTGGGGTGAACGTAGATGGAGACATTAGGATACTTATTAGCCTCCTCCCTGAGAACTTCGGGATCGATAATCGCACCAGCCGAAAGGAAGACCGGGACGTGGTGGTCATTCAGCGCGGCGTATACGCTGAATGTGGGCAGTTGTTTCAGGACGTGCTTCTCGCCCTGGAAGTAGAAAGTGTGGCCGCTGTTGGGGCCGCCGCTGTAAATCGATCCGGCGAATCGAGCGATGTGCTTCGTCTTGATAGCCTGTTCGGCCAAGTACGCGCTCAACGCCCCCTTTCCCGTTGAGCCGTACTGGCCGTCCACAAGACAATGGACGCCGTTGAATTTGAATAATTGCATATTAGCCGATGTCCTTCTTCACTTCGAACTCGTTGGTGGGTGGCATCTTCCGGATCACTGGAACCGGGACGTCCTTCTTGGGGGCGGGGGTAAGCATGGCGGATAGGGCGGTGTAACCAGCCCCGTCGACGAAGTTGTCGAGGGAGTAACCGTAGACGCCCCGGGCGACCTTCACGAGGGCCATCATTTGGGAGACGTCGTGGGCTTGGAGGTGGAGTTCATCGCGCGACGTGTAAGCATGCGAGATGTAAGTGCTCCACAGTTCGCCGATCATGCGGAACGAACGCTCGGTGTGCCCATGTTCCTTCAGGCGATCGCGGATGGCATTACCCGCATCCAGAAGGACGCTTTCGGCTATGTCGAGCGGGGTATCTTTAAGCTTGGGGTTCATTCGGTGTTCCTCTAAGAGAGTAATAATACAGGACGACCTGCTTGTGGAATGGGATATCGGTCGATGTAACCGAAAAGCAGTCCCGTCGGTGGACTTTCGATACTGGTCTGTGAAAGTAGTAGTTGCCCTCCTTATAGCCTATGATTACGGGGATGACGTGGCCACCATTGCCAGCCACGTCGTGAATACGCGCCAGTTCGATCTGTTGCCTTGGCGTAGGACCGAATATATGGTCGCGTATTAACTTGATCTCAGCGAAAAACACCGGCAGGCCGAACGGGATAATGATCATATCATAAGTCCCGACGGCGAACTGGTCTTCGATGCGGCGGGC